CCTGGACGCCCTTCAGCTTCGGAATGGCCCAGGCCGTCAGCGCCTTATAGATGAACAGTTGAGGTGCCGGTGACACCATGCGAGCCACCAACCTGCCGATTGCACCGACCTTGTTGGCCTTGTGCGTGGAGTACTTGGCCACCAGCACATCCCACTGCGCAGGATCGAGTTGACGGTGCAGCAGCGCGTACAGGCAGCAGTCGTAATCGAACTTGTCCCGAACAGATAGCGTGCTGCCGCTGCCGCCCTGGCGCAGGTCGGCGTCGATCAGCTTCTGCCATGACTGCTTGGTGCTGTTGTCGATATTGTCTGCTGCCAGCACCCGCACCAGGGTGCCCATCACGTCCTTATACATAGCCATGGCTTATCCCTCTGCCTGTGCGTTGATGATGCGACGACCTGGGCGGGCCAAAACCATGTCCTGGCACGCATGGATCGCCCTGCAAAACTCGTCGCGCTCCATCGGATGTTCGGTTGGGAGCTTTAGGTACTCGTTCCACACGCCGGCAAGAAGGCCAGCGATAAACGCTTCGCGGTCAGTCAATACGATCGGCATGTCAGTCCCCTGTGAAGTTGGTGGCGCCTGGGCCTCGTCGGTTGTTCTCGTTGTACTGCGTTTCAGCACCGGCAGGCCTAAAGCAGTTGAATTGTGCGATCTGGCGCTCGGCAGCCTGCAGGCGAATGCTCAGCTGTGTTACCAGCACCTCCAGCGGCAGCGCCTCACCGGTTTCAGCGGTGACCCAGCCCGAGGCGTTGCACTGCACGCAGGCAAGTTCGTGAAAGACACCCTTGATCACTGCGCGACCGCGGCACGCCGGGCACCTGGCCAGGTCCAGCTGGGTGGCGCGGAATGCCGGGCCGTGGGACTTCTTCATTTGGCCTCCAGCGACTTGGCGCGAAGCTCAGAGAGTTCTGCTTCAAGCTGGACGCAGCGGGCTCGGGTTCGATACGTTTCCTCCATATGCCCGCGGCTCATTTCCACCAAGGCCAGGAAGGCATGAGGGGTAGCAGCCTCACAGAATTCGATCAGATCGCCTTGAGCGGGATACATCTGGCTCCTATCACCAAGGATTTCCCGGAGTTCACATCCACTAGCTTTCGCGGCTTCTGCCAACCGGATCAACTCGGGAAGCGGGGTAAAACGTACTTGATTCGCCATTTTTAAACCTCGCCTTTTATGGTTTCTGGATTTGGCTAGAGGCCTCGCCACTCAAGGCTTCGGCGTCATTGTGCGAATTTCCGTTTCTAGTCATGGTCGAGCGGTGAATCAGCTTGAAGCCCTTCCCGTCTAACCAGTCATGCCACTTGTTCAATGCCTCGCGCTTGAGCAGTTCCGCCGAGGTATGGATGTAGGTCTGCACGTTGCGAGTCATCGTGTGGTTCACCAGCATCTCGCCAATCAGGAAGTCGACACCCAGGTCAGTCCAGCCAGTGCGGGCCACCTTGCGCAGGTCGTGACTGGTCCATTCGCCCTTACCCAGTCGGGTGAACACGGCGCAGGCCTGGCTATCGCTCATCGGTCCACGGGTGCGAGCCGGGAACAGGTAGGTGCCCTTGTAGCCTTTGCCCGACTGCCAGTCCCGGTACCGCTCCAGCAAAGCGCAGACCTGGTGGGTGAGCGGAAGGTGATGCTCGCAGCGGGTCTTGGTGTTCTCGGTGGGGATGAACCATTCGCCCTGCTCGCCCAGGGTCAGGTGGGACCACTGGGCTTGCCTGGTCTCACCGGCGCGCGTCCCGTGGCACAGCATCATCAGTGCCAGCATGCAGTCCTGCGGGTGCTGATCAAACGCGTCAGCCAGTTGCCCGATCACTTCCTCGAGCTGCACCGCACGCAAGCGAGACGGCTTCGGCTGGATGCGTGCCTTAGTGAAGTCGGTGAATTTGAACCCGGCAATAGGGTTGGTGGTAATCAAGCGCAGCTTCTCGGCCTGGCGGAAGGCAACCACCAGAACACCCCACATCAGGCGGACGTAGGACAGCGACATTTCCGCCTGCATTGGCCACATGACCAGCTTGTCGAGCGTCGAACGGTCAACATCCTCCACCACCAGGGTGCCAAGCCGTGGCTTCAGGTGGCACGAGATGATCGAGGTGTTGGTAGAACGGCGCTTTGCTGACAGGCTCCGGTCCACGGCCTGGCGGGCAGCGAACCAGTCGAGCAACTGGCCAACGGTCTGCAAGGTGCCGGCGGCGGCTGATGCCTTGGGGTCGGCGGCCAGACGCTCGCGGATCTTCGGCAGCGCATTGATCAGCCCTTTCACCGGCAGCTCCGGGAAGCCGGCGATCTTCTCCCACTTCTTGCCGACCACCAGGTGCCACGTACCGCGCTCGCGGTTCTTGTGGAAGCGGAAATACACGCCAGGGTACCGAGCATCACGCAGATCGCGGACATGGGTGTTGCTGGCCTGCCGGCGGATCTCCGCATCGGTAAACGAAGTGAGCATTGTCTGGGTCATGCGGCGGCCTTGGTCTGAGGTTGGAGAAGGTAGGCCCGGATCGCCTCGATGGCGTCGAAGTGCCCGCGGCAGACGATGGCCAGGTAACCCTGATCGGTCAGCGCCTGCAGGTATGCGTCCTGGGCCGGGGAAACGGCGGCGTCATGCGGCGCCGTGGCCTTGAATTCGATGTACAGCCCGAAGTAACCCCCGCGGGCCATGGGAAGCACCAGATCGGGCACGCCAGGCTTCACGCCCTGCTCTTTCAGCTTGATCGCCACCAGCTTGTGCCGGTGCCCACCGTTCGGGACGTGAAAAATGAGCTTGGCGGCGACTGGGTAACGCAGCGCGACTTCCTTGAGCAGCGCGGCCTGCTCCATGCCTTCACGATCGATGGACCTAGCGCGCATTGGCTTCGCAATGAATGGCTTCAAAGTTTCACCTTCCCTTCACTGATCAGGATGTCTTGGGTGCGCATGACGCCTTCGGCGAGGAACAGCCGGATCTCGTACTTGGTCAGCTGTCCAGGTGGGCGCAGACGACCATCGGCGATATCGTGGCAATAGCCGCAAGCCCAGGCGGCCTGGAAGTCGTTCGGCTTCATGCCCATGCCGCAGGTACCGGCCAGGCGGTAGTGCGCCAGGACTGTGGTGGACGGCTCGCAAGAACAGCCAGGGAACCGAACCTGGCAGTCGCGATCACGCGCGGCCTTCGTAAGCTTGCTCATTGCGCCTCCCGATACCGAATCTGGCCAGCAACTCTTGGCGGGCGGCCTTGCCATCCGTCTTGATACCCATCCGGGCGACCTGCGCACAGGCAACGCGCTCGGTTAGTTCAGAAGCCAGCTCAGCGGCCGACTTATTGCCGTCATAACCAATGCCCACGGCGATTTCTTCAAGAGGAAGCCCCTGCACCAATCGGCGAATGGTTATGTCGTAAGCCCGATCAAACACCTTGCTGGCCTTCTCCGGGATCAATTCGCCGAGGTTATGCAGTTCGCACTGCAAAGCAGCGTGACGGACCGCCGGGTGAGACCAGGTGCGCGCACCAAAACGGCTTGGGTGGGAGTTTTCGAGTGCCTCACGGAACGCCTTATCGTGGGAAGGAATGCCCAACATCTCGGGCGTCGGCTGGCACCACTTGATGAACTTGCCGACGCTTGGCGCGAAGTCTCCGCCGATCTGCCGGCAGTTCTGCAGGCCGTACCGGATCTGCTCAAGAGTCGTTATTCCCGCAACGATGAACGCCTTGATCCAGCTGCGCTTGGCGGCATTCAGCGATTCGGCATCAGGCCAAGCCTGTTTCCAGGCCGGGAAAATCGCCTGCAATTCTTTGAACAGCGCGTTCACGACGTCGGCGGTACCCGGCGGCAACTGCTTCGGCTGAACCAGCGTTACCGGCGGAAGATTGCCCATCGTGCTGAGCAGCTGTTCGGTGCTGCGTGGCTTCTTGATCTCCATCACAGGTCCCCCAGATCGTTCGCCCAACTGGTGTCATCGAAGTCAGGCGCCTTGCCCTGCCCAGAAGCTTTGACGCGCTCTCGCTTGACCCACTGAACCAGCCGGTAGCACCATCCGGCGGAGGTGTCGATAGTTGCTGGCTTGGCGACGAAGAACCCCATGAACGCCCGAATCGCCGCGTCAGGGACCGCATCGGCAGGAAGTCCGGCGATAGTGATTTGATCGGACAGCCCCTTCTCGTTCGGAACCCAGGTGGCGAACATCGCGAAGCGCTGACGATCATCCTGAGGTTCGATGGCGGCGTTGTTCTGTTCGGCGAGAGCGGCATCAATCTCGCGCTGCTGCAGCTGCTCTTCGGTTCCTTGATGGTTAAGTGGTGGATTGGGTGCAGCTGCTGCACCCCGTTCTGTTCCAGGCTGCACCCCGTTCTGTTGTGAGTTGCACCCCGTTGCGTCATCTGCACCCCGTTTTGTACGGGGTGCAGGGTTTGCACCCCGCAATATTTGGAGGTCGTAAACGACTGGGCGGCGATCATGACGATCGATGTGCACAGCGGCGATAGCCTGATTGCCCTTCTGGATCAACCCTGACTTCTCCAGATCGTCCAGCTTGTATCGGACGGTACGCTCAGATAGGCCGGTGTCCTGGGCGAGCGTGGAGGCAGATGGAAATGCGCCCGCCCCGTTGGAGCCGGCATAGTTGGCTAGACACAGAAGCACATGCCGAGCGCTCGAGTCTTTGAGGGTTTGAACGGGCAGAGACAGCGCCCATGACATTGCTTGAACGCTCACAGCGAAACTCCGATATTCTTTTCGGCCAGGTAGGTCAGGCCTTTGGGTGTAACCAGTGCCTGGAATGCCGCACGCTCAACGCCAGTCTCGGTGTCGGGCTTCAGCGCGGTGACTTTGTGCTTCATGTATCCGGAGCGAATGCGGGGCTCTGCCGCAACCCAACGAGTGGACCCACCACGGCGATAGATCCAGCGGTTGGCCTGCATCCAGTCGAAGAGCTTCGATGGGGACATGCCCAGGTGCTTGGCTGCGTCCGTAATGCAGATCGCCCCTTCCGCAGCAGCAAGTCTTTTGATGGCCTCAACCTTCGGCGCCTGAAGCTCAATGACCCCAATCAGGCGCAGGTTTTCCTCGGCCTGGTCAGCCGCAAGCCGCAATGCTTCAGGAAGCGTTGTCGGAATTTTCGTGGCTTCCGAGCATGCCTCGAGTTCGCGCCAGCGGCGGACAACAGCCATCCGCAGCGGGGCGCTGTAACCGGTCAGCAAGCAATCCGTGTGCTCACGGTCCAGAAAATATTCGGTTTGATTGCGGTTCTGCCCGTCCAAATAGATGTGAGCAAAACTGCTCACATCTTCTTTCAGGTCGCGGATCATCGACTGAATGTCGCGCTTCACATCGGGATGCCGCTTTCCGGTGAGTTGGGCTATCTCGCGGGAAGACATGGTGTGTCGCGACACGTTTTGATCTGGTCGGAAAAGTGTCGCGACACGGGGGGTATTGCTTGGAGCGGTATTGATGTTCATAATGGCCCCACAAGTTTTATTGCTGTTGAAAGGACCGCCCTGCCAGGCGGTTTTTTTATGTCTGTGATTTAGATACTGGATGAATTAACAGCTGATCCAGAATCTCTATCTGCCCTGCCCGCTTCAGCGGAAAATGGAGTCATCAAGGTTAAGCGGACTGTTTCATTGGCTGCGCTGGGTCATCGTCTCGCTTGGCAACCAATGCACCGTCGGACTCCTTTTCAAGGACGCACTGCATTGGGTACGAAAATCCACCTGCCGCACGGCACTGGGAGACGCGGCTACCGCTAACGCGGAGCGCGTCACCGATGGCGCGACCGGTGCGGAAATATTTCAGGGCTTCGTCAAAGGTCATGGGGTGCGTCTCCGTTGTCTCTGCCGAGTTTAGAGTTCTTAACAACACAAGGCAAGTTATCTAAACAGTGAAATGTTTAGAATCCTAAATATGGACTTTAAAGACCGCGTGACCTCACGCATGAAGGCGCTCAATCTCAGCGCCACCGACATCAGCAAACTGACTGGCGTATCGAAGGCGACGGTCAGTTTCTGGGTGAGTGGAACGAATGGCGCGAAGGGCAAAAACCTTTTGGCGCTGGCGAAGGCTTTGGATTGCTCGCCGGACTGGTTGTCCGACGGTGTCGGTACACCGGATCAGGCATTTACCGATGACACCAAGGCCGGGATGTCCACGGTTGAGTTGATGGCTAAAATGCTCGCGTCCAGGGCTGGAAAGAATCTTTCAGAAAAAGCTCGGGAGACGATGCTCGCTGCAGCGGAGCAAGCAGATAGCCCGGTCGAGCACGGCGGGAGTTACGTCCCTAGTCATCTAGCTAGCCTTCGACCAACGAATGAGGAAATTGTCATTCCTCAATACGATATCCGAGCCGCTATGGGGCACGGACAAGTGCCACCAGACTATACCGAGGTCGTTCGAAATCTCGTGGTGCGTGAGGAAATTCTCCGAGAGAAAGGGGTCACCTATACCTCCGCGTCATCGCTCGGCATGATCAACGGCTGGGGCGAGAGCATGGCCGGGACGATCAACGACAAAGACCTGGTGATAGTCGACAAGGGTGTAAAGGATTTCATCGGTGAGGGGATATACGTTCTCACTTGGCATGGAGAACTGTACATCAAGCGCGTAATGCGCCTGGACGAAGAGTGCTACAGGCTGATATCCGACAACAAACACTATGAAAACCAAACGGCTCGAATTGACGACGTGACGATCCACGCCAAGGTGCTGTTGATCTGGAATGCCCGTAAGGCTTAAAAAAAAGCCCGCAACCAGCGGGCTTTTTTATGTCCGTCAGAATGGCGCGACCTCTTCAATCGCATCTAACTCACCATGATCCTGAACTCGAGGATCTTCCTCGGCCGCGGCTTCCCAGCTCAAAGTAACCGACTCATCTTCGTCGTTGAATGTCATCTCAATACCGTCAACGTCGGCGAGCACGCCCATAACCTCCTCCCACTCACGATCCCCATCGCTTTCAATCCTGTGGATGGTTGCCCACTTCCGGTCCTGAGCGATGGGATGGTTGATCATGCTGGAAACTCTGAGCGTAAGGCGCTCAACTCCCGATACGGGTGTTTGCTGTTGGGTTTTCTTCTGCGGGCTCGCCATCGGCTGCTCCTTGGTTGCTGTATATTCATACAGGTTTGTACGCAGACTATCCGAACTTTTCTAATCGCGTAAGTCTTGACGCAGTCAGCGTTCGAGCGTACCTCGCCGTCACAATAGTTAAGATATCTAAAATAACTGTTGACGAATTCTGTTTAGTTTTCTAAATTCACTCCATCGCCGAGCAACTCTCGGCAATACACGACTGGTGAAGCCGCCAGATAGCAAGGGATCAGCGAAGTGATCTCCCAGCCCCGGAAAGCGGGACCGACTGGACCAAGCTCTTTAAACAGAACGGAAGATTTCACTGGCTGGCCTTGGCAACAGGGCCAGACGGGAAACCAACCGGGAGTCACATTGATGGAAGCAACAATCGTCAGCGGCGCATGGAAGGGTCATCTCGGACGCGGCCTTGCGCCAAAGGAAGTTCAGTACCTGCTGGGCACCGCCCAGGGCAAGACAGCAAAAGAGATAGCCCGCCAGTTCGACGTGGCAGCCTGCACCGTGGCCAAGCGTCTTTCCTGCGCCATGTTCAAGCTCGGCGTGACCCGCCAGACAGCAGCGGTTGCCGAGGCCATGCGCCGGCAGATCATCTCGCCGATGTGCTTTGTGCTGGCCAGCCTGATCGCCATGCACGCAATGATCGGTGACGACGCTATGCGCCGTGATCGCCGGGCACCAGAGCGGCGCACAGCCCAGGTGCGTGTGTTGCGCCAGGCGGAACGGCCAAGCCTTATCGCATAACCGAAAGCATCACTTATGCACCTGGTTACCCGGGTGCATTGGAAAAAAACCGGAGCAAAACGAGATGATCATCATCGAAGACGACTTCACAAGCGGCGCGCAAGTGAGCATGCAGATGGACAAAGAGGCGGGTGAGCTGTTCGTGTTTCATTGCCCTGCAGGTCAAGGCTGCAAGGTCAGCAAATGGCCGCTGGACAGCTACCACATGCCCATTGCGATGGCGCATTACGCGGAATGCTGCGAGCTGGAAAGCGCAGCCTGAACAACCAGCGCCACGACAGCCTGTCGTTAACTGCCCTATACCGGTGATGGTTGAGGTCCTGGGTGGTCAGGACGAACCCGGTTAACCCACCCGAGCCCCTGGTACTCCCCAGCACCAGGCCGCATCGGGGTGTGATCGGAGCGTGCCCAAGTGGGCTGCAGCGCTAGGATCGCAAAGACCCGTGAATGTCCTGAGCCGGTATGAGCGAGACGGCCAATACTAAAAACGCGGCGGGAACCAAGCAGGGGTAGCGCCCTGGTGTTCCGATCACACCCCGATGCGGACGAACATCCGGCACGCGCCGGCCACCTGCATTCAACCCACCCAGCACGGAGGATTGGCAGCCATGTGAACCACAACGAACCCTAGACGCTACAGCTTCGACAGCGTGACGTAGGGAGGTCTACGAAGCGCACTGAAAGCCCGGTTTCGACTGGGCTTTTTTACGACTGGCTTTTACCCGTCAGCACCCTCCCTTTGGCCCACCGGCACATACCAGGCGGTCAGGGTGCTGACGAATAAACGCAACCCACTGAGGTATCCACCATGCACGCATCAATTCAACAGCGCGTAGACGGGGTTGCGGCCCTGCATATGCGCTCTCGCCTGGCCACCGCCGAGCTCTACGCCATCATCGGCAAAGAGCCGCCGGCCCAGAAAATTCGATTCCAAATCCGCAATGTCGGCAACGCTTACCATATCGTGGAGCTCGCCACCGACAAGGTGAAGGGCTTCCGCTGGACATGGAAAGAGGCCAGCAACTTCGCCCAGGCCCTGGAATCTCGTGCAGACGGCGTGAAGGTGACGCTCTCGGGTGGTGCGCAATGATCGGCGAACCAATGCAGGATCCACGGCGCTCGATCATCGACGAGCTGAACCAGCAGCTGGACGCCTTCTTCGGTTCAGGCAAGAAAGCCCAGATCATCCCGAACGGCGTTGGTGTTGACGGCCCCTACAACGGCACCACGGCACACCACGAACGCCTGCGCAAAGAACGCGACAAGCTTGCACCTTCCGTGCGCGCCGAAGCAGCCAAGGGTGTTGTGGCCAGCGTCGCAGCGAAGAACCTGGGTATGCACATCAAGCGCGTGACACTGATCGCCCAGGAGAACGGCT